CACTGGTAATTGCTCCGCTGACAATCATGCTGCCCTTGACATTGATTTTGTCCGAAAATAGGTTGATAGCATTTTGGTTAACGCTGAAATAAGAGCCGACCGCATTTGCAAAATCACTGGTTGACTTACCAGCTTTCATGACAATTCCGTCCGCATTAATAGTCAAGCTAGAATTCTTAACTGTATTATTATTAAGGCTTTGTACACTGGCTTTGATTGAGTCTGTTGTCTGTTTGAATTCGGACTGTGCATTCTTTAAAGCTTGACTACTTGCAAGTTCAGCCAATGAAGGACTCCAACCATTGTTTGATCTGCCTTTCTTAACCGAGACATCACCGAAAAACAAGTCAGCTGAAGTGCCTGCGGTCGTTGTACCGTTGTTATCAAAACGAATATAACCCTCATCGTATTCGCCAGTATTAAAAGTTACTGATATATCTTCCGCTTTTGAAGTTGATAACTTGCGACCGCTAACTAAGATTTGTGCTGAGTCAAAACCCTGTGTACTTCCACTAACACGTTTCAAAAAGAATACATCCATGTTAGTGGTAGCGCCATTGTTAAAACCTTTAAAATACAAAGTGTAATCAGTATTACGTTCAACTTTAAAGCGATTCATACTGAAAACTTTCTCGCTTGTAGCTGTATTTCTAATGATATACATTTTATAAGCACTATTGTAATAATAACCGTGTGTGGTATATTGTGCACCAGCATATGGACTGTAACCATCAGCTGGTCTACCATATTCAACAAGGTTTATCTCACCGCTTGGCAATTTACCCTCAACACTCGTAATTTTACTACTTAACTCATTAGCTTTGGCAGTAATGTTGTTTTCAGCAGTTGTTACACGACCACTTAATTTATTGAAATCAGACTGTGAGACTTTTGCCTGCAAGCCAGTATTCAATGCACTGATTTGAGTCGTGTGGGTATTGATTGTTTGTGCGTTACTGTTAGCCTTGGATTGTGCTGCATTAGCTTTATTGGTAGCTGTATTAATGCCAGATTGCAATTCAGTCTTAGCGTTACTTAGCTCTGTTTTTGTAGCAAGCAAGGTCATACCGTCAGCAGTTTGCTGTATTTGGCTGGATAGCGAGCTGATTTGACTAATAGCATCTTCTGGTGCTGGTGACCAATCGCTTGGCAAATCACCAGTTGTCAGTTTTGGTTTATAAAATGCTAAATAAGTACCTGTTGTCCTAAACAGTAAAACTTTATGCAAGTCTACCCAGTCGAACGCCCGGAGCGCTGCATCTTCTAAATTCCATGTAAACGTTGACCATACTTGATAGCTGTGGTCACCCACTTTTTTGATGTTTGCTTTTTGATAATTATGCCCGTTGGGGGTAAACCAAGTACAAATCGCTTGACCATTAGGTGCAAACGTTGCATCTGTGTCAATCATGATTGACTGTGTGTAAGTCATCCCTTTTATCGGTTTAAAATCAAAGAACTTATTACCTTGCGGTAAAATTTCATTTCTCTTAGCTCTATCAACGCCAGGAGCTGAAAAATCTAAAATAGTTTGTTTTTTAGATTCGTTCCAAGTTGTGTTTGTAATTCCGCCACCCATGATAAAAGCTGAACCAGTATCTTTAACAAGGTTAACAGTATCTATCGAAGTTGGAATTTTACCTTCGACAGCTGACACCGCACTTGTAATCTGTCCAGGTACTGCTTCAACTTTCGTCTTCAGACTGCTAATGTCGCCATTTGCTGTTTGCATGCTGCTTTGCAGGCTAGCTACTGCTCTATCATTAGTGGCTTGGTAGTTAGCAAGATTTGTTTTAATCGTATTCGCAGTTGTAGTCGTTGCTGATAGTTCGTTGCGAATACCAGTCACATCACTAGTGTATGTTGACTTAGCAACGTAGTCCTTAGCAATTGCTGTACGTTCAACAGACAATTGCCGTGCTGTTTCATTCTTAGCTAATTCGAAGTATTGATTAGCTCGTGTTGATTCGCCACTCTTGTAAGTTTCTAGTGATTCGATACGCGTCTTAAAACCTTCTGCTGTTTGCTCTGCGACAGTCTTGTTGTGTTGCACTGTTCCATCCAGATTTTGAACGGTGCTTTGCAAACTTGCGTAGTTTTGATCAGCGTTCTGTTTGTATTCGGCTATTTTTTGCTCGATGTCAGCATCAGGCGTTTGATAATCAACAGGTACATTTGACTTAGCAACCATAACCTCTTTGATCTCAACAGCGACTGGTTCGGTATTGTTGACGATACCAAAATTAGAATTATATTCTGTAATTGGAACGTTGGTTTTAGCAGTATAGCTAAACCAGACCCTCGTCCAAACATTTGCTGGAATGTTTTTGTTGGATGGGGAGCATACTCGCTTACTTTTGTCGTCATTATCATTTGACGTTGTACCAGACAAGGCATTGTTAACATCGTAGTTAAAAGAACATGCTTTATTCGCCTTTATCATTAAGCCAAAGAATAGCGTTTCACCACCATTTAAAAGAATGTTAAGACCACCTGTGTTGAACGTGATACCATTTCCAAAAGCTGTTGAACTTGCTGGTACCGTCATTGTCCAGATCTTAGAGGTATTACTGTAACTGAAATTACTACAACCACGATTGACCACTCGTGAAACAGGTAGATAGTTTTTATTTCCAACCGACAAACTTTCAAACTTCGCACTCAACCCATCCAACCCAGTTTCAAGCGTAGCTGTTTTTTGACTGGTACTGTCGGCTGTCATCTTAACTTGAGATAACGTTGTTTTAGTTCCTGACAAATCATCTTCAACTATTTTAGTTCGTGCAGTAACACTTGTAATGTTTTTGCCATTTTGATCTACTGTTTTACTTAATTCACTGACAGTCGTCTTCGTACCATTTGCGGTTTCTTCAACTGATGAGACACGGTTGGTTAGTTCAGACTGTGCGTTGGCCTGTTCTTGTAACTGTTGAGCTTGACTGGCTAAATCTTGTTTCGCTTGAGACAAATCATTCTGCACATTCGTAGCTTTCGTATCAACTGTATTAACTGCATTTTGAAAGTCTGTTTTGGCTTTAGATAAATCGTTAGCTACACTGGTCACTTGTTGTTTAGCTTCTTCGGCTGCGGCAAGTGATTCATCTCTTACAGTCACAAGTTGTTGCTTAGCTTCTTCGACTGCTGCTTGGGCATTGTTTGCGACAAGACTTGTCTCAGTTAAGTTGTTCTTAACGTTAACCAAGTCCGCCTTGATTTCTCCAGCTGCTGCATTGGCAAGCTCTGCAACCTTGGCTGTTTCTTGGTTAATCGTATCAGCGTATTCTTTGGCATTGCTTTCCGCTTGCGTTTTGGCTGTTTCAATCTGCGTTTCGATTTCCGCTTTTGAATTAGCTATTTCCTCAGAAATTTTGTTTTCAAATTCTTCACGGTTTGGGACGTCTTTTAGTTCTTCAGCTATCTGTTCTTTGAACGCTTCAACGTCACTAACAACTGGATTGGTTACCCATTCCGCACCGTTCCAGTAGTACTGCTTGACAGTATCGCCAACTGTTAAAAAGAGTAAATCTCCTTTTTTTAGTGTGCCTTTTGGGTTATCTACTGGAAAGCTGTCACCGTAATAGTTCGTGTTCTTTCCATCAGCAGAAATAAGAGCTTTGTTGGCAAACTCGTAAGCCGTATTAGCATTTACTTCAGCGTTTGCTGCTTGGTGCTGGGTCTGTGTGTAGCTAGCTGATAGCTTTTTAACTGAGCCAATATCGTTGCAGGTCACTGTGTACTTGATAAGTTGCCCAGCCACATCATATTCACTAGTAAACGAAACGATCCGGATTTTTTCTTTAAACCCAAGCGTTTCGTTGATTGCCATGATGTAGTCACCAGCAACGGGCTGCGTATAGCGATAACCCGCTCGTGTTAAGTCTTCCATGTCCAAGCTAACTGAGATAGTGTAGGAATTATCCACGGTTTCTTTTAAAGCGTTCAGCAAGCTTTCCGGTTGCTTGTAGCGCTCATCTACGAGCGGGTCCGCTTCTAGTTTCCCATAAACGCTTGCTAAAGGACTAGTGTATTCAGCTATCAAGCGGCCTTTAGAGTGGTCTTCTTCGTCAAAATACGCCCCAAAGCCCTTTTGGTAAGTAACAAAGTTACCGATATTCTTTTCAATTCCAAGCTCGTTTAGGTTGAAATTTTTACGGACAACCGTTGATAAATCAGTGCCGACCTTTGCCAGTATCCGTACAACTTTCCCGTTGACCTGAAATTCAACGCCTGTTGAGGTGATGATATCGTTGAACAAGCTCAATCGGTTTTTATAACCGAATGATTGTTTCTCAAACGCTTTAACCGTCAAAGAAGTCTCAATGTCATACCTATATCCACTGCCGTCAAAGATAAAATCAAGATAAGCCCTGAACGTATGAGAACCATCGCTCAACTGGTCATAGACTGATGATTTTCCAAAATCCCAAAAGAACTGATGAACAGCGTCAAAAGACACTTGTACATTTTTTCCTTCGTCAATTGGTTTAGCATAAGTCACGACATAGTACTCATCTT